GGTTCGGCGTCCGCGGTGGCGGCGTCGAGGGCTGGGGGGCGCAGGACGTGGGTCCATGCGCCGGAGATGGTGTATGGGTGGGCGTAGAAACCGATGACCCTCGTCTCGGCGCCGGTGTCGTCGCCGGGACCGTCGCCTTCGGCGGAGCCCATGATGTCTCCGCGCCCGTCGATCCACGCCTCGGCGATGAGGCCGCCGGGGATGAGGCCGCCGGTGTGCCCGACGCCGCCCGAGGCGGCCTCGCTGAGCAGTACGTCGCCGGGGGCGAGGTTGTCGAGGTCGCCGCCGGTCGCGGCGTAGGGGATGATCGCCCAGCCCACGGCCTCCAGGGCCTCGCGCATGTCGCCGGTGTAGGAGGCGGACCCTGTGGGCAGGCCAGCCTGGTGGGCGGCCTCCAGGACGCACGAGGAGCAATCCCCCTCGAACGTGAAGCCGCTCTCCCACACGCCCCTTGTGCGGCGCACGTCGTATCTGTTGGGCTGGCTGTAGCCTCCGTCCGCCTGGGTCATCATCCAGGCGAGGCGCGCGGTGAACATGTCTACCGCTGTGGTCATGGTGGTTCCTTTCTTTAGAGGGCGATGGCGAGCCACATGAGTTCGGTGGGCGCGCTGATGCCGCTGGTGTTGTTGTAGGCCCAGTAGTGGAAGCCTGTGGGGGTGATGTCGTAGGCGGCGATGATGAGTCTTTGGTTCCCGGTTTGGACGAGGACGATGGGCTTCTTGGTGAAGGCGCGGGGGAAGGCGATGGCCGCGTCTGTGTTGTCGCCGGGGCCGATGTTGCCCAGGCCGATGGTGCCGGTTTGGATGGCGTTGGCGAGGTCGGTGATGCGGGTGGAGACCTCGTTGAAGTTGTCGTTGACGTCGGCGGCGCTGGCGATCTGGCCGGGGATGAAGATCTTCACGGTTGGTCCTTCTGGTTGGGGGTGAGGTCGGTGGTGGTGGTCCAGGTGTGGGGGGTGATGGTGTGGGTGACGCGGGTGATGAGGGCGCGGGCGCGCTCCCCGGCTTGGGAGGCGATGACGGGGGTGAGGGGGTCGAGTGCGGCGGCGAGGGCCATTCGTGCGGCGTGTGTGGCGGGGGCGGTGCGGGCGCTGACGATGGGGATGGTGGCGGAGGCGAGGGTCGGGTTGGTGGTGGCGCGGCGCAGGAGGCGGCGGGCGGCGGTCTCGTGGGCGTCGGCAGTGGCGGGGGCGAGCATGTCGACTTTGGCGGTGGCGCCGCGCCAGGCGGCGGTTGTGGTGGGGTTGGTGACGGTGATTGTGCGGTCGGCGGCGCGCCATTCCCCAGCGTCGTCGGGGGCGGCGGTGTGGGTGGTGGCCTCGATGGCGCTGATGAGGGCGGCGGAGGACCATGTGGCCGGGCCCGCGCTGTAGTGGAGGACGGTGGGGGTCAGGGCGTCGTCGTTGTGGGTGTCGGTGAGGGTGAGGGCGGGGGCGGTGTCCGGGAGGGTGGCCCACACGTCGATGCCGGTGTCGCGGCGGGCGCACCAGGCGCCGCCGGTGGTGGCGACGAGGGCGTCGATGTGGTTGGCGAGGCTGGTCTCCCACACTGTGGGGCACACGGGGGCGGTGCTGGTGGTGCGGGTGGTGTAGGCGACTTGGGGGGCGCTGGCCATGAGGCGGGCGAGGCGCTGGCGCCATGTCTCCTCGGCGCCGGAGTCGGGGCGGGCGCCGTAGCGGGTGGTCCCGGCGAGGCGGGCCACTGCGTCGGCGGCGGTGATCTGGATGGTCGCGGGCCCGTTCTTGTGGGGGGTTGTGCGCACGTCGGAGACGGTGCCGGTGAAAATCTCGGTTTGGGTGGGCCAGTGGTAGAGGCGGATGGGTGTGGCGTAGGAGATGCCGAGGGCGCGGGGGTCCAGGCCGGTGGCCTCGATGGTGAGGTGCCCGGCCTGGGCGGTGAGGACGGGGCCCTCGCCCTGGATGCCACGGCTGGTGGTCAGGCGGGTGGTGGGCCCGAGGATGGGGGTCCACGCCATTGTGAGGGTCTGGTCGTACCAGTAGCGCTTGTCCCATCTGCCGTAGTCCCACACGAGTGTGCCGGGCACGGCGCGGGTGGTCTGCCAGGCGGAGCGGTCCCACCGGTCGCGGTCCCACACGAGGGCGGCGGTGGGGATGGGGCAGTAGGCCTCCAGCGCGAGCACGTCGTGTGGGCGGGCGTCGTCCGGGAGTGTGGTGGAGGTGTGGATGCGGACGCGGGCGTCGGCGGCGGTGACGCCGGTGATGTCGATGATGATGGGGCGCGTGGGGTCGAGGGTCTCGCGGATGGTGCCCCACTGCCGGGGGTGGACGGTCCACGAGCGCCCCTGGATGACGACGCTGCCCGTGGCGGAGGGGGTGTCGATCCAGATGTCGAGCGTGAGGAAGAGGTCGGCGAGGTCGGGGGGCACGAGGGTTGTGGTCCACCGCAGGCGCTGGTCGGTGCGCATGAGGGTGCCGCTCTGGCTGGTGGCCCCGCTCCACCCGGTGGAGCGCTGGTCGGTGATGATCGTGCTCATACGAACCGCACCCCCCTGTCGCCGTTGACGGCCTGGTGGGCGGCGATGGCCTCGGCGACGAGGCGTCCGGTCTCGGCGGTGGGTGTCAGGGCGTGGACGGTGACGTTGATGACCGTGGGCGCGCCGGTGCGGCCCCGGGTCGCCGCGGCGGGGACGGCCAGGGATCCCATGTCGGCGCCCTCGACCATGCCGGTCAGGGCGCGCAGGGAGGCGCGGACGGCGCCGTAGCGGGATTCGAGGCCACGGATGAACCCGTCGATGACGAGGCGGCCGGAGGGGGTCAGGATGCGGGCGTCGCGCTCGGGCGGGCCCTTCCAGCTGGTGAGCCAGCTGGTGAGGTTCCCCAGGGTGTCGGCCACGGCGCTGAACATGTTCTTGATTCCGTCGATGAACCCCTGGATGAGGGCTTTGCCAGCGCCGATGAGGGTGGAGCCGATGCCGCCCAGGGCGGACAGGGCGCGGCTGGGGAGCTGGCCGACGAAGGACACTGCGCGGCTGACTCCACTGCTGATGGCGCTGGTGATGCCGCTCCAGGCGCCGGACACGAAGCTGGTGATAGCGCTCCAGGCGCCGCTCCATGCCCCGGAGATGGCTCCCAGGGCCGCGCTGATGATGCCGCGCACGGCTCCGATGGCGCCGCTGATGACGCCCTTGATGCCGTTCCAGATGCTGGACGCGATGGACTGTATCCCGCTCCACGCGGCGCTCCAGTCGCCGGTGATGACGGCGGTGACGGTCTGGATGATGCCGGAGATGACGCCCAGGGCGGTCGTGATGACCGTGGAGACGACCTGCCAGGTTCCGGCGACCGTGGCCTGGACGCCGCTCCAGATGGCGTCCCAGTTGGCGACGACGCCCTGGAAGACGCTGATGATGAGGTCGGCGATGGGCTGGCCGACGGCGGCCCAGATCTGTTGGAGTGCGCCCCACACGGCCGCCCACGCGGCGGTGAGGGCGTCCCACACGCCGGTCAGGGCGGGCAGGAGGGTGGTCTGGAACCATTCGACGACGACGCTGGCGGCGGCCTGTATCTGCGCCCACGCGGCGTCCACGGCGGCGCGGAACGTCTCGCAGTTCTGGTAGAGGGCGGCGACGGCGGCCACGAGGGCGGCGACGGCGGCGACGACCAGGAATATGGGGTTGGCGGCCATGGTGGCGTTGAGGGCTGTGAACGCGGTCTGGGCGGCCCCGATGATGGCTTTGACCTGGTTGAACGCCCGGAGGGCGGCGATGAAGCCCGCGATGACGCTGGCGGCGGAGGCCAGGGCGGGCCCGAAGCGCTGGAAGAACCCGAGGAAGGCCTCGATGGCGGGGGGCGCGGTGGTCTTGATCCAGTCGATGAACTCGCGCAGGCGGGGAAGGATCGTTGTTTGGAACACGGCGGCTGCCGCGGCGGCGCGGGGGGCCACTTCGTCGCGGAACAGGGCCGCCAGGCGGCGCAGCGCGGGGATGAGGTGGGTCTGGGTCCACTCGCGCAGCTGGCCCAGGGCGGGGACGAGGTGGGTGATCGCGGCGTCGGCGACGCGGGTGACGGCGGGCAGGACGAGGGCGCCCATCTGGGCGGCGAAGTCCCCGAAGTGGGCTTTGAGGACCTGGGTCTTGTGGGCGAGGGTGTCGCCCTCGCGGGCGAACGCGCCGTGGGCGTCGGCGGTCTGCTCCATGATGAGGGCGAGGGTCGCGGCCTGCTGCGCCTCGTTGGAGAACGCGCCGCCGACCTTGGTGAAGCCGAGTTCGGCGGCCTTGGCGTCGATCGACGCCTGCTTGAGGCTCACGCCGTACCGCTCGATGGGGTCGCGCTCGCCCTTGAGGGCGGAGGACAGGGCCCCCACGGCGTCGGCGGTGGAGCCGCCGAACTGGGCGGCGAGGTCGGCGGCGACGCCGATGAGGTCGTTGGTCTTCCCGGCGAGCTGGTCGATGGAGGTCCCGCCGTTCTTGAGCTGGGCGCCCAGGAGGGTGCCAAGCTCCTGGTACTCGTTCTTGGTCAGGCCCACCGAGGTGGCGGCGGTGTCGGCGAACGCCTTCATCTGGTCGGCGCCCTCCTTGAAGACGGCCTCGATGCTCCCGGTGGACTGCTCCATGTCGGCGGCCGCCGCGACGAACTTGCCGCCCGCCGCCGCGATGGCCGCCGTCGAAGCGGCGGCGGCCGCCGCGAGGGTCTTGACGGCGGCCTTCCCGGCGGACACGAGGCCGGTCAGGCCGGTCTCCTTGGCGAGGCCCTGGAACGCCCTGGTGAACTTCTTGGTGTCGGCGACGACGGACACCTTGACTACGTGGCCGGCCACGGGGTCATCCTTTCTGCGCTTCGGCGCGGGCGTTGAGGAGGTCGAGGATCGCGGTGGCGTCCGCGACGGTGAGGCGCTCGCGCGCCTCCCAGGGGGCGATGTGCGCGTCCACGGCGAGGACGGCGATCAGGGCCCCGAGGGAGTCGCGCGAGCCCGTCATTCCCCCGCGTCGTCGGGGGCGGTGGCGGTGGGGTTGATGAGGCGGGTCGCCTCCTCCATCGTGAGGTCGGAGGCGGCGGCGTAGGCGTCGTCCCGGGTGGGGTGGGCGCCGGAGCGGTAGAGCATGAGCGCGCACATGGTGATCATGGGGCGCGCGAGGGCGCCGCTCTCGGCGTCGAAGGCGGTGATGGGCTGGCCGGTCTTCTTCTCGTAGTACTCGAGGTCCCCGAGGGTGAGGCCGTCGAGGGCGGGGGCGGTGGTCATCATTGTTCCTTTACCAGTTGTTTACCAGTTGTGTTTGTCGAGTAGTTCCTTGATGCCCTCGCCGAAGGCGGCGAAGGTGCGGGGCCGCAGCGCCTCTTCGGCGCGGGACAGCCAGCGGGGCCCTGAGCGGGAGTCGGGGCCCCAGTGGCGCACGCCCGCGTAGGGGAGGCGGGTCTTGGAGCCGACCCTGACCATGACCTTGCGCTTGGACCGCGAGGGCCTGATCCCGGCGGCGAGGCGGCCGGTGCGGTGGGGGGCGAGGGTGCGGGCGAGGGAGGCGATGGGGGTGGCGAGGCGGTGGGTGAGGTCCTTGAGGTCGGTCGCGGCGACGCCCACCGCCTCGGCGTCGCGCAGCAGGGCCTTGACGCCCTGGACCTCCACGGCCCCGCCGTCGAGGGAGACGCGCCCGTCGGCGATCCCCGTCATGTCATTCGTCTTCCATGTTGCCCGTGCCCAGGGTGGAGGTCTCGGTCACGCGCTCGGGCTCGCCCTCGCACGCCCACTCGAACTCGAAGGTAGAGCCCTTCTCGTCCCCGGCCTCGCTGGAGATGGAGGGTTTGACGCCGATCTTGGCCCTCACCTTGAAGTGGGGCTGCTTGACGGTGGCGGTCTTGTTGCCGAAGGGGGCGACGAGCACGTCGAGGGACTTGCCCGCCTGCTGCCACACCATGTCCCAGAAGCTGCCGGTGTCGAAGGACACGATGGCCTTGCCCTTGAGCTTCCAGGATGCGGTCGAACCGGACTGGGCGTCGGCGAAGGTCACCACGTCCTTGTCGCTGGTCTCGGGCGAGAGGTCGTAGGAGGAGATGTCGGACCAGTAGTCCCGGCCGTTGATGGAGAAGCCGAGGCGGTTGCCGAGGATCCTCGTGTTGCGCGTGATGGTCATCGTGTTAGTCCTTCTCGATGGTGTAGGTGGCGTGTGTGGTGATCTGGGCGGCGAGGTAGGCCTGGGAGTCGGCGCTGGTGACGCTCGTGTAGGCGTCGACGGCGACCGGGCCCCAGTCGCGCACGAGGCCGACGACGATGGTGTCCACCGCCTCGTCGAGGCGGGAGACGGCCAGGGCGTTGGTCGTGGGCGCGACGACGACGGTGAGCGCCAGGCGGACCTCTACGGCCCCGACCGTGGTGTCGTCGGCGGCCAGGAGCGGGGCGGCCTCGGTGATGACCACGCACGGCGGGGCGAGGCGCTCGGGGACGTTGGAGACGACGGGAAGGGGGGTCAGCTGGGCGAGCGCGGCGGCGAGGTCGGCGCGCGCCTGGGCGATGGGTCCGGCGCCCATCATGACACCGCCAGGGGCAGGTACGGGGCCAGGAGGGGGCGGGCGGCGACGAGGGCGTCGCGGGCGACGCGGATGGCGGTCGCCCCGTCCAGGCCGTCCGCGAAGCTTTTGATTCCGTTGGGGGCGCTGCGCCGGTGGAACAGCTCGGCGGCGACCTCCAGGGCGGCGCGGTCCCTGATCGCGTCGGGGACGCTGGCGCCCCCGATCTGGTCGGCCACCAGGCGCTCGGCCTGCGCGCAGCACGCGCGCAGGAACTCGTCGACGGGCACGCCGCCCACGTAAGCGGCCACCCGCTCGACCAGGCCGCCCACCTCACGCCCCCAGTTTCAGGGGCACGAGGCCCGTGGGGATCTCTGTCGCGACTGCGCCGTAGCGGTAGACGCTGAACGACTTGCTCAGGTTGACGACGTTCTCGTCCTGGAGCTGGGCCAGGGGCGTCTCGTAGGTGCGGATCGCGGCCGAGTTGTAGAACGCGCCGACGATCTTCTCGCCCATTGCGCCGGGGGTGGCGCGCAGGTCGCAGGCGATGGGCACATCGAGGATCACACCGGTCAGGGCCCGGGCGTCCGCGGTGCCGACCGTGTTGGCCGGGTTCTCAGCCACGCGCAGCAGGGGGCGTCCGTCCGCGCCGGTCAGGGCGGTCAGGGCCTTGAACGTCGCCTTGTCCACGACGAGGCCGTCGAGGGTGAGGGCCTGGTCGGCGAACTGGGCCGCCGCGTCGACGAACAGGGAGGCAAGGTCGGCCCACACCAGGGCGCTCGCGTCCTTGGCGACCTCGATCTTGGAGGAGTCCTGGGTCTTGACGGCGGCGGCGAACTGGGCGGCGAAGTAGGCGGCGCTCATCTGCCCGGCCGCGATGGCCATGCCGCGCAGGTGGGCGTCGAGGAGGTTGATCCGGGTGCGCTCGATGGCCTGGCGCGTGAGCTGCGTGTAGCCGCCGAAGGTCTTGATCGGGGCGGTGCTCTCCTTGGTCGTGAGCTTCCCCAGTTTCAGGTCGTCGCCCTCGCCCACCTGCTCCTCCACGGCGATGGTGTTGGTCGCGAGCTCCGTGAACTCGATGCTCATGCCCTCGGCGGGCAGGGACCCGGTGGAGAACAGGCCCTTGAGGATGTTGGGCTTGTCGATCAGCCGGGTCAGGTCCCCGATCCACTCGGGCGTGGGCATCGTGGAGTCGGCGGCGGACTTCGTTCCGTCGTAGGCGCGGACGACGATGGCGTCGTAGGACGCCCGGTACTCGGGGTCCGTGACGATGGCCTTGAGGGCGGCCCCGGCGCTGCGGGCGTCCACCGCGGGCGCGGCGGGGGCGGCCTGGGCGAGGGCGAGGCGCTGGGCGAGGTCGGTGATGTCGGCGCGCACCTCGTCGAGGTCGGCGGGGGTCGCGTACTGGGGGGCGGGCATGGGCATGGGCTCCTTCGGGGTGTGGGTGTTCCTGACCTCGGTGACCCGCGCCGTGTCGTAGGCGGGCCAGGGCACGAGAGAGACCTCGCGCAGGTCGAGGCTGGTGATGGTGGTGTGGGTGCCGTCCTCCTCCTCGCGCACGTCGCTGGCGAGGGGCATGAAGCCGATGGAGAGGCGGTCGATGACTCCGTCGCGGACGAGCTGGTAGGCGTCGCGCGCGGCCGCCGTGTCGGAGAACCGGGCGGCGATCTCGATGCCGGCGTCGGTCTCGGAGACCTCGGTGACCAGGCCGATGGGCTCGTCGTGCCGCCACACGAGCTTGAGGCTGGTGGCGTCCTGGGCGCGGGGCGCCAGGGCCGAGGGGGCGACCTGCTCGAAGTAGCCGTCGAAGAGCTCGATCTCGACTCCGTAGGGCACGGCGAGGCCGCGCACGGTGCGGGCCTGGTCGGAGTCGTCGGCGCGGACGGGGAACGCGCGGATCTGCAATTCACTCTTGGGCATTTGTCGCTCCTTCTGCGGTGGGGTCGGTGATGCCCTCGATCTTGCGGGCGTAGGCGGGCGTGTACACGCCCGCCTGGATGGCGGTGGCGTGGGTGGCCATGCGCTGGGCGGGGGTGGCGCGCAGGATCGCGTCGAGGTTGAAGCGCACGGTGGTGCCCCTGGGGACGACGGCGGTGAGGGCGTCCTCGATCTCGCGCAGGTAGGCCATGAGCGTCCACCTGATGAAGTCCGTGCTCGCGTCGTTGATGTTCTGGTAGGTCATCGACGAGCCGGTGAGGGAGGCGAGGAGCATGTGGGCGGGGATGCCGAACATGCGGCCCACGGCGAGCACGTCGAAGGCACGGGATTCGAGGAACTGTATCTCGCTGGGCTTGAGGTGCAGGGGCGCGTAGTGCAGGCCGTTGCCGATCACGGCGACGCCCCCGCCCTGGCTGTTCGACTCGTTCCACCGGGCCTTCGCCTCGGAGGCCTGGGTGGCGGTGATGGGCTGGTCGGTGGACAGGACGCCGGTGGGCACCCCGGCGCCCGTGGTCCACGCACTCGCGTACTCCGACATCGCCGCCGCCCCTCCCAGGGCGCGCGCGCACGCCTGGATCGGCCCCAGGCCCTCGGCCTCGCCGGGCAGGTACACCAGGCGCAGGTGCCGGATCGCGTCCGGCTCCCAGGTCCTGCCCCTCCACTGCGTGCGCCGCGCCCCACTGGCGCGGTCCAGGACCGGCACGCACTCCAGGGGGTCCAGGACCCGCAGCGCGTTCGCCCGCCCGTCGCCCGTGCGGCCCACGAGCCAGTAGGCGTTCCCCCGCAGCGCGAGGGACGCGATGGTCTCGGCGACCAGGGCGGACACCGACAGATCTGGGCCGGGGGCGGCGACGACGACGGGCAGGTCCTTGCCCTCCAGCTGGTCGGCGCCCCTCCAGGCGTCCAGCCCCAGCTGCTTTCCCGCCGTCTGGATCACGGACACCGCCCGGTACACCGAGTCCAGGGCCATCGCCGCCCGCGGCGACCCGATGCCAGCGTGCGGGCGCCGGGCGGGGGGCACCACCCCGGCGGGCGCGCCGCCCTCGGCGCGGGCGGCGACCCCGAAGAACTGAGCAAGGCGCGAGAACATGTGTCCATAGTGCGCCAGGGGGTATACGCTCACGCGCCCGCACCGGCGTGCCGGTGCTTGTAGGCGTTGAGGGCGCGCAGGGCGTTCTTGTCGCCGGGGTGGGCGCGCAGCTCGTGGGCGCGGCCCATCGCCAGAGCGTCCCCGCGGGTCGCGGCGGGCAGTCCCCGCCACCCGCACACGCAGATGGGCAGATAGGTGCAGGCAGAGGCATCGACGGTGATACGCACGGCGCGCTCCTCCTTCTCAGTAGATCTGGATCGCGGCGGGCCGGGGCTGGGACGCCGCCCAGGTGGCGACTGCCGCCGCCCGCAGCGCGTCGATGGGGCGGGCGCTCTTCGCGGCGTCGAACGCCGTCGCCCCCGACAACTGCCGCACTGCCGCGCCCCCCAGGGCCTCGCGCAGCTCCGGGTTGGCGTCGTGGGCGAGGCTCCCCTCGCGCACCCGGTCGAGGAACAGCTGGCACGCCGTCGCGTACTCGCGGGACGTGAGGGAGGCGATGGGGCGCTCGTCGGCCTCCAGGTCGGCGGCCAGGGTGCGCGTGGGCCCAGCGGGGTCGCACCCGATCCACCCGTACCCGGCGTCCTGCAGGCCCGCGAGGACGGGCCGCACCCAGCCCACGCCCGGCCCCGACCCGATCACCGCGACGTGGGTGTCGCCACCATCGTCGAGCCACGCCGCCGCGATGGTCGCACCCGAGCGGTCGGCGGCCAAGTCCACCGCGACGCTCACCGCGCCCGGGTCCGGGGGCGCAGCCCGCCCCTCCTCGGCCAGCGCGTCCCAGATGCCCATGTCGATCACCGTGGAGTCAGTGGCGGTCTCCAGGTTCAGGATCGACCGGCGCCAGGCGCTCAGGTCGCCCGTGGCAAGGGACCGTATCTTGTCCGCGTCCTGCGTGTGCCCCAACGCCGGGTGGAAGGACAGGGTCTCATCGCTGTAGGGGTCGCGGTCGGCGGCCTCCTCGTCCGCGCTCCACTCGAAGAAGCACATGCGCGAGGCCGGGTTGTCCACCTCGGCGCGGCCCCGGCGGATCAACTCGTTGAGGTAGGCCGACTTGTCCGTGCCCTTCGTCGAGACGATCCACAGCTGCGAGTCCCGGATGGTGAGCTGGGTCGGGTTGATCGCGGTCTCCAGGGCCAGGCCCGCGTCGGCGTCGAACGCCCACGCCTCGTCGACCGTGACCAGGTGCAGCGAGTCCCCGTGGATGGACTTGGGCGTCGGCGCGAACGGACTGATGAACGACCCGCGTTTCAAGTACTCCGTGCGCTCGGATCCCTGGGAGGCGTACACCCGGAAGTAACCCGGCTTTTTTTCTGCGCCCAGTGCCGTGTTGATCTGCTTCCACCGCTTCCGCGCGTCCTTGCCGGTCTGCGCGGTCATCAGCACCTCGTGCCGGTTGTACGCCATCATCCGGTCCACCATCACCGCGCGCAGGAGGAAGCTCTTGCCCGCCTGGCGGGGGACGGTGACCACGACGACCGGGTACCTCCACGCCCCCGGAGTCGACGGATCGAGCTCCAGGGCCACGTCCGCGACCCGGCGCTGCCACGGCATCAGCTCTCCGCCCAGGAACGCCGCCGTCGCCGCGATCCGCGCGCCGAACGTCGGATTGGCCGGATCCCTGCGCGTCCCGTACTTCGGTTCGCTCACGCCCGCCCCCCGCTCAGCGCGTCACTGGTGAGCTGGGCGAGCGCGGCGTCGAAGGCGTCGAGCTCGCGGTCCATGCCCTCAGCCGGGCGGGGCAGGCTGTCGAGGGACTCCAGCACGTTCTTGAGCACGTTCGAGGTCGCCACGCTCGGGGACCCGCTGGCGAGGCTGCGGTCCAGGGCGGCGGATGCCCGGATCAGCGCCGCGCGCTTCGCCCGCTCGATGGGCCCCAGGACCCCCTTGGCTTCGAGGTCCGCGAACGCCTCGCGGACGGCTGTCTCGATGTCCCCCGCGGGGAACTGGGGCTCGGGGAAGAGCCCCGGCATCATCTGGGTCATCATGCGTCCTCTCTGGGCTGATCTGGGCGGAGGCGGGGCCGTTTGTCCCAGCTCCGGGGGGAAAAGGCAGACGGGGCGGGGACTGCCAGCGGCCCCGCCCGGAAAAACCCGGGCCTCACCCCGCCCCGGGCAACCCGGGCCACGAGCCCGAGCCCGACCAGGACCGGGGCGGGCGCACCGACGACGCCGGGCGGTCCTGCCTGCTCGTGTTGCACCGGTAATGCGCAGGACGAAGGTTCGACACGTCGTCCCCGCCGCCCTTCGACCTGGGCACCACGTGGTCCACCGTCAACCCCAGCGCCGAGCGCCGCGGCGCCGCCAGGTCGATCGGCTCCCCGCACAGCCAGCACACCGACCCCCACCGGCCCACCACCAGATTCGCCAAGCGCCGCACACGGGACCCATCCCACCGCCCACTACCCACGGCGCACCCGCGCAATCACCTCGCGGGCCAGGCACCCGATGCTGTTCACGTCCATCGCCACACCGAGCTGGTACTGGCTCATCGAGTACGGGCTGTTCGCGTTCACCAGCTCCAGCATCCGGTCGCACGTGGCGAGGATGTCCCCCGCCGCGTCCACCAACAGGGGGCGCACGTCCTCCGGGACCCCGGCGTCGGCGGTCATCGCGCGCACTCCCTCGCGATCCGGCGGGCCTCCGGGTCGTCAAGCGCGAGGCGGCCCCACTGCCTGGGCGTCGCATCCGGGTACGTGTCCCGCATGTACAGGTCGAACGCGGTAGGGAGCTGCGCGATCTCCTCCTCCTTGCGGGCCGCCTCGGCGGCCCTCTCCCGCTCCACGCGCTCCAGGGCGCGCGCCGCCGCCTGCTGGCGCTGCCAGCCCTCGGTGCGGCAGGCGTTGCACCAGCGCGGCGCGTCGGCCCCGTGGCCGCACACAAGCGGCATGAACTCCGGGTCAGGAAGATTACTGCTCATCGTGGTCTCCTTGGTCTTCGACGGAACAATCTGTCTCCGGGACGGGCGAGGGGCGGCGTCAGACGCCCCCTCATCCCGAAGGGAAGGATGGGGCGAACTCATGTCCACATGGGCCGCCACGGTCTTCGGGCGGGCGCGGTTGCGCCACACGCGGTAGTGCTCCAGGCGCGCCCTTGTCGCGGCGTTGCGGGCGCGGTCCTCGGCGTCCGAGGCCGACCGGAACGCGGTCACCCAGTCAGCGACGACGCGCTTCACGACGCGGATCACGCCGACCGTGGGCACGGGCCGCCCGCCGACGCGCTTGATCCCCCCGCGCACCCACTCGATCACGCCCGCGTCCTCCATCCACTGCAAGCACCTCGACGTGTGCCTGAGGCTGTAGCCCGCCAGCTTGGCGAGCTGGCGGGCCGTGACCTGGATCGTCGCCGTCAGGTCGGCGCGCACGTCCCGGGCGGCCAGGGCCAGGGTGTCCAGGATCGCCCTCGACGCCGCCATAGCCCGCCCCCGCATCGGCCCCCACCCGACCCGCGCCAGGGCCGCCAGCAGGCGAGACAAGGGCATCCCCGCGTGCACGCGCCCACCACGGCGCGGGCGGGGATTCACGGCCCGGTCCTCAGGATCAGGGCCGCGCAGCACACGCCGCGCCTGATCGACCAGCGCCGC